AAAAAAGCAAAAATTAAAACTGTCTCCCTGGCAGATATTCGCGACAGTCAATATCTACGGGTGGAAGCGTGTAGATAACGACCGCCGCAGGTTCCGGGAAGCTTACGTCGAGGTTCCGCGCAAGAACGGGAAATCGTTTTTTGTTTCGGGGCTTGGGGTTGGGCACCTCACCATCGACAACGAATTCGGCGCAGAGGTTTACTGCGGCGCGAGCACTGAGGCCCAGGCGTGGGAAGTGTTCAGGCCGGCGAAGCAGATCTGCGAGCGCTCACCGGACTTGCTCGAGCGATTTGGTATAGAGGTCAACGCAAAAACGTTGAACGTGCTGGCCAACGGGTCACGCTTTGCGCCAGTGATTGGAAATCCCGGCGACGGTTCCAGCCCATCGGCAGCTATTGTCGACGAGTATCACGAACACAAAACGGCCGACCAGGTCGATACGTTCGAGACCGGAATGGGTGCTCGAGAGCAGCCGTTAATGTTGTACATCACAACCGCCGGATCTGACATGGGCGGTCCGTGCTATACCAAACGCGCCGACGTGATCGACATCCTAAAAGGATCGGTCGAGGACGACACGGTGTTTGGGTTGATCTTCGGTCTCGACGAGGACGACCGTTGGGATACGCCCGAAGCTTTGATTAAAGCGAATCCGAATTACGGGATCAGTGTCGAACCCGAATTTTTGCTGGCGAAACTGGCGCAGGCGAAACGGTCAGCGCAGAAACAAAACGCCTACAGAACAAAGCACTTGAACCAATGGGTTGGCGCGAAAACCGCATGGATGAACATGTTGGCGTATCAGGCATGCCGGCGCAAAAAATCACAGATCGAGGATTACCGCGGCGCGGAATGTATCGCGGCGGTTGATCTGGCGTCTAAAACAGACGTTGCCTGTCTAGCGCTGTTGTTCGAGCACGAAGGCAATTACGCAGCCTTCGTTAAGCACTACTTGCCCGAGGACTTGATCACGGGTGCGGCTGATGCGCGCGATGTAACGAACGTCAAACGGTACCAAGAATGGCACAGCGCTGGGTGGATAACCGCCACGCCAGGCAACATTATCGATTACTCGTATATCGAGGACGACTTGAGCGAGCTCAAAAGCGACTACCAGCTGACGAGCGTTCCTTATGATCCGTTCCAGGCCACGCAATTCGCGACCAGGATGCTGGAAAGCGGTTTCCCGATGATCGAATACGGCGCAACCGTTAAAAATTTCAGTGAACCCATGAAGGAACTGGAAGCGTTGATCACAAGCAAGCGGATCGTATTCGAAATGGATCCAGTCCTGCAGTGGATGTTCGGCAACGTCGTTGCCAAGCAGGACAAAAAAGACAATATATTTCCGAACAAGGAACGCGACGCCGCCAAAATTGACGGCGTTGTGGCGCTGATTATGGCGCTAGGGCGCTCAATGTATCTCAAGCCTCAAGGCTACACCGCAACGAGAGGCGTAATTGTTATATGAAACCGGGCATCGAGGACGTTCTATGTTTGTCGGGTACCGGGTTGATCAGCTACGGGGCGTGGTTGGTGTACCAGCCCGCGGGCTATATCGTCGGCGGTGCGTTGATCCTGGTCGCCGGTGTGTTTATAGCGAGGGCGCCTAAACCATGAGCTTGATCGGACGCGCGTTCCGCAACCAGACCACAGACACCCCGATTACGACGTCGCACGAGCTGCAGGCGTTCCTCGACGTCTATGGGGCGTGGTCTACCACCAGCGGCGTGGCGGTGTCGCCGGCAACCGCTATGGCATGCGCTGCGGTTAGCGCTGCGGTTGGCTTGCTTTCGGAAAGCGCCGGCCAGCTGCCATTGAATATCTATCGACGGTTGACGCCGCGAGGCAAAGATAAAGCCCGAGAGCACCCGGTGTGGTCGGTCCTGCACGACAGCCCCAATGCATGGCAGAACCCATTCGAGTATCGAGAGCAAAAAACACTGCATTTAGCGCTGTGGGGCAATGCGTATTCGATCAAGGTTCGATCCCCGCGCGGTGAACTGATGGAGCTGTTGCCAATCCACCCATCGCGGGTGGAGGTAAAGCAGGACGAACGCTGGCGCGTTACCTATAAAATCAAAGGCCCGGACGACACCATCGCAACGTTCCCGCGCGATCGAGTGTTCCATATCCGGGACCGGTCGATTAATGGCTATGAAGGGCGCCCACGGATCTTGGACGGTCGGGACACGATCGGCTTAGCGTTATCAGCTGAGCGATGGGGCGGCCAGTTATTTGGCAACAGCGCCAGACCTGCAGGTCTGTTGTCGACTGACGAGAACCTAACCGACGACCAGATCGACCGCCTGATTAGTACCTGGAAACAAGCACACGGGGGCAGTAACGCGCTCGGCACCGCAGTGCTGGATGGTGGTATGAAGTGGTCACCGTTGGTGATGAACAACACTGACGCCCAATTTCTGGAAACCCGCAAGTTTCAGATCGCAGAAGTGGCTCGCTTGTACCGCGTGCCACCGCACATGCTGGGCGATCTGGAAAAAGCGACGTTCTCCAACGTCGAGCACATGGGGATCCAGTTCGTCAAGTTTACTTTGCTGCCCTGGCTTAAGCGGTGGGAGAGCGCGATCAATGACCAGTTGCTCGACAACGATCCTGAACTGTTTGCCGAATTCAACGTAAACGCATTTGAGCGCGGCGATCTGGCATCCCGCACCGTTCACTACTCCGCTGGCATTCGTGATGGTTACTACAGCCCGAATGATGTGCTTGAGAAAGAAAACGAAAACCCGGTCGACGGCGGCGACGAATACCGCCGCGCCGAAAGTATCCACGGCCCAACACCCGAGGGAGTTACACCAGCATGATCGAACTACCGAAAGGCGCGCGGCGTGGTCGTGATCGTTATTTCGCTCGCATCAACCAGTCGTTTGTTGCCCAGCAGGATGACGATCACGCGGACATTGTGATCTATGACGAGATCAGCCCCTGGGGCGTCAGTGCGCTGCAGGTTCGTGAAGCTTTGAGCCACATCAGCGCACCTCAGATCACCGTAAAAATCAACTCACCAGGTGGTGATGTGTTCGATGGGATCACCATACACAACGATCTGCGCTCTCATCCGGCCCTGGTTAACGTCAAGATCACCGGCTTGGCTGCGTCAGCTGCGTCAATTATCGCGATGGCAGGTGACACCATCGAAATGATCGACAACGCTTTCATCATGATCCACAACGCATGGACGTTGGCGATCGGGGATCGTCACGACATGACGGCGATGGCTGATGTGTTAAATGAAATCGACGGCGCGTTGGCCCGAACTTATGCCAACCGAACCGGTATCGACGCGGGCGACATTGCTGAAATGATGGACGCCGAAACGTGGCTATCTGGTGAATCCGCAGTCGAGAAAGGATTCGCGGACATTGCCACCGAGGCGGCACCGGTTGAGGCGCTGTTTGACCTCGCGGTATTTAATTCTGTACCTGTTGCATTGAAGCGGCAGATAGAAGCCGGCCTGCGTGATGCAGGCTATTCCAAAACCCAGTCAGCGGCGGCGATCTCCGCGGGCTTCCATGCACTCAGCCGGCGCGATGCTGGCGACCGCCCGCGGCGCGATGCTGCGACAGCGGAGTTAATCGAAATCGCAACAGCGCTGCGCTCTAAGTACGCAGCCTGATCCCACTTAAACCTTATTCGTACAGCCATCCGGCTGACGGGAGACTATGAAATGGATCCAGAACTCAAGAAACTGCTGGAAACCCTGAACACTGAATTTGATGCGTTCAAGGCTAAAAATGACGAACGCCTGGCGGCCATCGAAAAAGGCGGTCGCGCCGACCCGCTGCTGGAAGGCGAGGTCGAGAAAATCAACAACAAGATCACCGATATTTCGCAGGCTATCGAAGATCACAAAGCCACCGCTAAGCGCGTGACAGAGCTCGAAGCTGCAATGGACCGCCCGAACTTTGGCGGCGCCGGTGGCGAAGGCGACAAGGTTGCGCGCAAGGCGTCGGAGTTTTTCTCCGCTGTGCGTGGTGAACCCATCGCCGCGGGCCAGGCAGAGGTCGACGAGCTTATGGCGTACTCGCCAGCATTCGGCGCTTACCTCCGCAAAGGCAAAGACCCGCTGCAGGCGGCCGTTCAGGCGGCGTTGTCTGTTGGTTCCGATCCGGACGGCGGCTACTGGATAGAACCCGACACCAACGGCGGTATCGTTCAGATGGTCTATGAAACTTCGCCCATGCGTCAGTTTGCCAATGTCACCACGATCGGCACCGATGCGCTGGAAGGCGTGAACGACCTGGACGAAGCCGGCGGCGGCTGGGTGGGTGAAACCCAGTCACGCGACGAAACGTCAACTCCGGAGATCGGTAAGTACCGGATCGAAGCGCACGAAATGTATGCGCAGCCGCGTGCGACACAGAAAATGCTCGACGATTCAATGGTGAACGTTGAGGCGTGGTTGTCTGGGAAGGTATCGCAGAAGTTTTCACGAATTGAGAACACTGCGTTTGTAAACGGCGATGGCGTCACCAAGCCGCGCGGGTTCTTGACCTACGCGAGTGGCACGCCCGCTGCGTCGGCATGGAACGTCATCGAGCAGGTCAACACCGGCGCAAACGGCGCGTTTGCCGGCAGCAACCCCGGCGATGTGTTCCACACGATCATCGGCCAGATGAAGGCGGATTATCTGCCGGGCGCTGTGTTCGCAACCAACCGCGCCGGCCTGGCCGCTGCGCGCAAGCTGAAAGACGGCGACGGCACCTACCTCTGGGAGAAATCATTCCAGGCTGCGCAGCCGTTCCAGCTGCTGGGCTATCCGGTGGCGATGTTTGAGGACATGCCTGCGCTGGCGACTGGCTCGTTGTCGTTTGCCTTCGGCAACTTCCGGGCGGGTTATCAGATTGTCGACCGCGTGGGTATCCGTGTGCTGCGCGATCCTTTCACCGCTAAGCCTTACGTCAAGTTCTACACAACCAAGCGTGTAGGCGGCGACGTTGTGAACTTTGAAGCCATCAAGCTGATGCGGTTCGCGGCTTAAGCGCTCGCAGACAATCCATTCACTTAAGAGGAAATCATTATGCGCGATTCAATGAACGCGATGGGCCTTGCGGGCGCCAGCGTGGTTACAGTTACGGATGACACCGCAGTGGTGTCTCCGGTTGTCGATATGCAGGGCGCCAATGCGCTGACGTTTTTGATCGGTGCCGGCACCTTGGCCGACGCCAACGCCACATTTACGGTGTTGGTAGAGGAAGGCGACGCATCGAACCTGTCAGACGCCGCGGCGGTTGCCGACACGGATCTCGTCGGCACGGAAGTGCTGGCCGGATTCCAGTTCGACGACGACGCATCTGCTCGAAAAATCGGTTATGTCGGCAGTAAGCGGTATGCGCGCTGCACTGTAACTCCAGCGAGCAACACCGGCAGTGCGCCGATCGCCATCATCCCGGTTAAGGGCGAGCTGTCTAACCAGCCTGCCTCCAACCCCTAATCGGTAGCACATCGGCCAACAACCAGGACCGGGCGGGGTAACTCGCCCGGTTTTTTGAATGAAGATCAAAGCAACAGAGAACTTCGACGGCTGCCCGGATGGGTTCACGTCGCGCAGTTTTGCCGAGGACGAGGAATACGACGTGCCGGCCGAGTTTGGTGCCAGCGTTGTTGAGGGCGGCCAAGGTGTTGAGGTAGTTGAGGTAGAGGAAGCGCCCGCCCCACCGGCACCGTCAGGCACGAAAAGCAATAAAAAGACAAAGACCAGCAAGGCGGCGGATTAATCTAAATGTCTATCACGGTCACGTCTGGCCCAAGCATTGAGCCGGTTACTGTCGACGAGGCACGCGGCTGGCTGGGGCTGCCGCATATGGCTGACGATCAGAAGATCGAAGGCTTGATCATATCCGCCCGAACGCACACCGAGAACATACTGGGGCGTGCGTTAATGCCTCAGACGATCGTGCAAAAGCACGACTGTTTCCCGCCCTGGGTTCTAGAACTTAAGCGCTCACCGGTGCGCACCTTAACCAGCATTGAGTACATTGATGGCTCTGGCGTCACTCAAACCTGGGCGACGTCTAACTACGTGGTGGATCTGGCATCAACACCGCCGCGGATCATGCCGGCAGAGGGTAAATCGTACCCCGTAACCGACAAGACGTTCGCCGCGGTCACTGTCACTTACGAGGCCGGCTACACCAATGCGTCGGCAGTGCCGCGGCCGTTGCGTCACGCGGTCACCATGCTGGTAGACCATTTTTACGAGCACGGCAGCCCGGTCACTGAATTGCGACTCGAAGAAACCCCAATGAGTTACCGATCATTGGTCGCGCCTTATCGGGTGTATTGATGGAGTCCGGCAAGCTGCGGCAGCGGGGTACATTCGAGCAGGTAGCCGAAACCCAGAACAACATCGGTGAGGCGGTCGAGACCTGGTCTGTATTCGCTGCTGATGTCCCGATGCGGATCCGCAATCTGCGCGGCCGGGAATTATTTGCAGCCGAACAGGTGCAGTCAGAGGTTACCTCTATCGCTGAGCTGCGTTACATGGAAGGTATAACGACAAAAATGCGCCTGGTACACCGCGCCAAGGTGTACAACATTACGTTTGTTGACGACGTTGATCTGCGCGGGCGGTGGCTTAAGTTGATGTTGTCAGAAGGGCTGCGGGATTGACCGACAAAGTACCCGTTAAAGGGCTTCGAGAACTCGATCGAAACCTAAAAACACTTCCAGACAAAATCCAGCGGCGCACGCTTAACACCGCCCTGGTGGCAGGCGCCAGAGTGGTCATTAAGGCGGCGCAGGCGCGCGCCCCATCGAAAACAGGGGCCACAAAAAGAAATATCGCGTCAAGAAAAGGCAAATACAAAACACGGTTAGCAGCGCGCCGCGTTATTGGCGTCGTGCATGGAAAACTTGTTAAGCGGGGCATCGTAGAGGCGGTTTTGGGGGAGACCCGCGTGATTGGCAAGAACGGCAAATCCCGCTACCGAAAACTAACCAAGCGAGAACGTAACCGAGAAGATCCCTTTTACTGGCGGTTTCAAGAGCTCGGTTACACCGCAGTAGGGCGTCGTAAAGCCAGGGGCCGCGCCGGCCGCGCAATCCGTAGGCTGCGGGGAAAGTGGATCCCCGGCCGCCCATTCCTAACTCCTGCGCTTGAGAACAACGTTCCCAGGATCATTGAAGCAGAACGAAAATCATTAGTTCGAAGCCTTAAAAGGCTCAAGGTAACTGCATGAGCGCTGAAACAGAGTTATTCGCGGCGCTGCGTGATTCCGCGGCAGTAGGCGCCTTGATCAACGACAAGATTTATCCGGATGCGCTTCCGCAGGAAGTTGCACTGCCTGCCGTCGTCTATCAGCGGACCGGCACCGACAAGATCAGGTCGATACACGGCACAACATTAGGCGAGCGCAGCGTGCTCCTGTTGCAGGTGCTCGGCGAAGTTAAGGTGACCGCGGAATCCATCGCAGATGCGTGTGAGGCGGCACTGGAAGCAGCGAATTTTGTACCAACCGGTCGAGCTTCGGGAATGGTTCCCGACACCGACACCCGCGTGATCGAATTAACCGTCGAGCACCATTGTTAAACCCGCAACCGCGGCGCAAAGCTAAAGGAAAAACACATGGGAAATATTAACTACTGGTCAGGCGTCGCCGTTGCCATGCAAAGCGCACTGGCTGTGGCCGACACAATCACGGCGATCACCAAAGCCAATCCGGGCGTTGCTTCGTCTGCAAGCCACGGAATGGCGAACGGCGCCTATGCGCTGCTGAGCGTTCAGGGTATGCATCAGCTTGAGGGTCGAGTCACGCGCCTTGCCAACGTTAACGCTGGCGATTTTGAATTGGAGGGCATCGACACGACGCTTTTCGGTACATTTTCCAGCGGCACGGCCCAAGAAATTACGTTTGGCACCACGCTGGCTACGATGGTGGATATTTCTGCGCAGGGCGGAGACCCAGAGTTTGCTGACATCACGACGATCCACGATCTTGTGCGACGCCAGGCACCGGTTGTGACATCGCCCTTTGTTTTGTCGTTCGAGTCGATTTGGGACGTCGCCGATGCCGGTTTGATAGCGCTAAAGGCAGCCAGCGATGCGATTGCGCAGCGTGCGTTTCAGTTCACGTTCACGACTGGCCAGATTTTGGTGTTTAACGGCTACGTAAGCGCCGCATTAATCCCCACTGGATCTGCTCAGGACGTCGTCAAAACCTCGATCACCATCACGTCAACCGGTGATCTGACTGTTTACGCGTCATGATCGATATCGAACTTCCAGAGGAAACGATCGAGGTCGAAAAACTGGGCGAAGTGGTCGTCCGTGGCTTGACCCTTTCGGCCTACATGACACTGCAAGGCAACGCGTCCTCAGACGATACCAGCTCATTTATTCGCGATGCTTTGGCCGCAACCGTATTCGATACCAATGGTAATCCAGTCGGGACTGCTGACGAATGGGATCGGTACGGGGGCTTGTACAGAGAGGAAATCTTTCGCCTTTACGCAGTGTGTCGACGCATGATTGGGATCGATGGTGAGGATCTGGAAAAAAACGACGAGAGCGACCCGACTTAATGTTCGTGCGCGCTTTGGCGCGTCAGATGGGCCGCACGGTAAAAGAACTCGCCGCGACGATGGACGCGAGGGAGTTTAACGAACACGCTGCAGACTTCTATGAAACGAGCGCCGCAACGGCGATCGATACGGCAGCACCTGGTGATTCGGTCCAACAAGGCCCGAGCGACACTGAATCAATAAAGCAGTTTTTTAACGCGGGGTAGTTATGGCCGGCACTCTCGGATCCGTTGTTCTTGAGCTCGGGGCGGATGTCGCTCGCTTGCGCAAAGACATGGGGCGGGCGTCTAAGGTTGTTTCCCGTGACGTTAAGAAGATGCAGAGATCTGCACAAGCGGCGCGACGCTCGCTTGGTCAGATTGGGGCAGGGTTGTCGTTCGCCGCCATCGCTCGCGGTATTGTTCAGGCGACGGACGATTTTAAGCGATACGAAGGCCAGCTGCGTCTGGTCACTAAGTCGCAAGCGGAGCTGGAAAATACCACCGCTGCGGTGTTTCGTATTGCTCAAGATACGCGATCAGAGTTTGGGGCGACCGCGAATCTATACGCTCGCGTTGCACGTTCTGCGCGTGAGTTGAATCTTGAGCAGGCAACACTGGAAGCGGTCACCATCGCGACCAATAAAGCCATTCAGATATCCGGGGCGACAAGCCAGGAGGCGGCCGCTGGTGCCATCCAATTCGCTCAGGGCTTAGCCTCTGGCCGCTTGCAAGGTGACGAACTTCGGTCAATTCTGGAGAACTTGCCACGCCTGGCCCAGGCTGTTGCGCAGGGGCTTGGCGTCAATATCGGGAAACTTCGGGAGCTCGGTAAAGAAGGCGCGCTTACCGCTGATGCGGTCATTGCTGCTCTGCTGTCTCAATCTGAAACGATCGATCGAGAATTTACCCAGCTGCCGGTCAAGATCTCGGATGCGTTTACCCGCTTGCGCAATGACGTTCAGCTAGCGCTGTCGGAAATCGATACGAAGCAGTTGATCGACGGCATTGATCAATTCAGGGCAACATTAAACGATCCTGCTATTAGGCAGGGGCTGCAGAATTTCGCGACCGGCGTTGTTAGCGCCATCACGACAGCCACTGACTCAATTGCAACTTTATCAAGCGCGACATCAAGTGCTGGCGAATTCTGGGCAGAATTTTTTAACGGATCAGCGAACACAATCGATCGTTTTGATGATCAGATCACGGATGTCGAATCTGACATCGAGTCACTTAAGGCTGCGTTATCCAAACCCCTACCGTTACGCGTCGCAACAACGGGGTTAGATTCTCTTAATGAGATCCGTGAGCAGATCGGTCAACTGCAGGGCGAACTGCGGCGACTCGAGGAGGCTCGCGCGTTCGCTAAAGAGTTAGAGAAAAAACGCCAGGCGGATCTTAAGAAAACTAGCGCCTCAGCGCCCGCACAGTCTTTTGACATCCCGGATCTGGTCGGCACGGACAAAGCCCGCGAAAAACGCGAGAAAGCGGAAAAACGATACATCGAGGGACTGGAACGCCAGCTTGCGCTGCTAAATGACACATCAGCGGCGGCTAAAGCCCGGTTCGATTTGGAGCAGGGCGGTTTGTCAGGCGCTGATGCAGCAACACGCCAGCGGATCATCGCCCTATCAGAAGAAATCGACGCAGTTAAACGTCGCGAGGAAGCCGAGGAAGCGATGGTGCAGTCAATCATCGATGGCGGCGACGAGATCGCGGAAGAACAACAAAAACGCATCGCCGATGTCCAGAATGTCATCGACGCTACGCGCACACCACTTGAGCAATATGCGAAAGAAGTGCAGCGCCTATCTACGCTCGGCCTTGATGATGAAACATTAGAGCGTGCAGTAGGCAAGGCCCAGGAACGACTCAAGCAGTTGCAGGAGGACGCTCGCGGCGCTAACGACGTTGCCAAGGATCTCGGGCTCACGTTTTCATCCGCGTTCGAGAACGCAATTGTGAACGGAAATAAATTTTCCGATGTGCTCAAGGGGATCGGGCAAGACATCGTCAGGATTTTAGCGCGAAAAGTTATCACCGAGCCGTTGGGCGACTTTCTATCGGACGCGTTCAGCGGCTTAAATCTCTTTGGCAATGCCAAGGGCGGGTTGTACAAGGTTGGTGGTTCTGGATCCGAGCACCCAGTCGCATTTACTGCCAAGCGCGGAGAAGTCGTGGCAGTAGGCACGGGCATTGAGCCTGGCGGCAGCGGTGGCGGCGTTGTGGTCAACGTCAACAACAGCGCCCCAAACACCGAGGCGACAGCGAACGAACGAACCGAAAACGGCCGGCGTGTCATCGATGTCATGGTCGAATCGTCTTTAGGAAGCTTGCGCAACTCTGGCCGCTTGGTTAACGCCGGCATGCGTCCGGCAATGGTTGGTCGGTAATGGCAGTCTGGCCGACGGAACTGCCGCAAACACCGCTGCGCGAGGGGTATAGCGAAGCCAGCGGGGGCAACGTCATCAAATCAAGCGTCGATGCAGGCCGACCCAAGCGTCGACGCCGTTTCAGCGTCGATCTGGTCGCGTATTCAGTGACTTTGTTTTTGAATTCTGCGCAACGGGCCTCCCTAAAAACGTTCTACAAAACGACGCTGACCGCTGGAACACTGCCATTTGATTGGATCGACTTCGACGACGGTACGGTCGCGGAGTACACGTTTGACGCGCCGCCGCAATTTACAGCGCTGGGCGGGGGTAAGTGGAAGGCTGCCCTTAGACTGGAGCGCCTTGAGTGAGGGATCTGTCTACGGCCTGGCTGGAAGCCATTCACGCCGAAACAACCGACAAAGTATTCCTGCACCTTCTGACCATCACGCACGCCGACCTAACCACCCCGATTCGCCTCACCGACGACCGTGCCGACATTGTGTCGCGCTCCAACACTTACACCGCTTTCCCGTTCTCGATCAGCCTGCCGCCGTCAATCGAAAACGAGGTGCCATCGGTGCGCCTGGTGATCGGGAACGTCAGCCGCGAACTGATGGACGAGATCCGCACCATCACCACGCCGCCCACAATATCGCTTGAGCTCATATCCCACGATGCTCCCGACACCGTCGAGATCGGCCCGCTTGATTTCAAATTAAAGTCAGCCGATTACGACGCGCAAACGATCGAAGCCTCGATCGGGTTTGAGGAAGATTTCCTAACCGAACCGTTCCCTGCTGCCCGCTTTACCCCGCAAGGCTTCCCTGCATTGTTTGCTGGTGTCGATGAATAACGCCGCGGTGTTCAGCGACCACGTCGGGATCCCGTTCGTGGATCGTGGTCGCGATCTTAACGGTGTTGATTGCTGGGGCTTGGCGGTGCTTGTGTATCGCGCAGCGGGTATCCAGATCCCAGAATATAACGAATACGGCGACATTTGCCGGCGAGAGCGCGCCGAGCTTGCGCGGATCATCGATGAGAACCGCAGCGACTGGAAAGAAGTCAGCCGGCCGCAGTCGCTCGATCTCGTGCTTATACGCATTAATGGCCAGGCATCGCACATCGCCGTAATGGTCGACAGCGTGAGGATGCTGAACATTACGCGCGAAGGCGAATCTGCGATCGAAAGCACCCGCAGCGTGCAGTGGTGTAACCGGATCGTGGGGTATTTCCGATATGTCGGGTAGCGTCCAAGTGGTTGCATTGCCGCATGCGTTGCGGCTGGACCGGGTGACGTTTGATCTGGACGCTGGCCGCACGATTGACGACACACTTGTCGAGATCATCAAGCGCACTGAAATCGACCCGCGTGCGCTGCAGCGCGCCCACGTCGTTATTAATGATCGCGCCGTTCCCAAGGCGTTGTGGCCGATCATTCGCGCCAAGGCCGGCACCCAGGTCGCTGTGCGTGTCGTGCCTGGCGATGGTTTCGGATCGCTGTTTGTCCAGATCGCTGGGTTGGCTGCAGCTGCCTTTGTGCCAGCGTTAGGGCTCAGCAAAATTGCAACGTTCGCGCTCAAGGCAGCGATCACCGTCGGCGCGTCACTGGGTGCGCAGGCGTTGGCGCCGACCCACCGCGGCCCGGTCAGGCTGCCAGACGGCCCGGCGCCAGAAGCGAAACGATCCATTCAAGGCACGCAGAACCAGGCCCGCCCCTACGGTTCGATCCCAGTCATTTACGGCCGCCTGGTGAACTATCACCCGCCGCTTGCCGCGCAGCCTTACACTGAGATCATAGGCAGCGCGTCTGATCAGTATTTGCGCATGCTGCTGACCTGTGGCGAAGGCCCGGTCGATATGTCCGACATCAAGGTTGGCACAACGCCGACGTCGGGCTTTAGCGATTTCATTGTTGTCACCCGCGACGGTTCTGGCGGGTCGACCACCCGGACATTCCCGTCGCAGGTGCGCGAGGAACCGTTAAGCATTCAACTCAAAAAGGCCGGCGGATACAGCCAGCGCCGCACACAGCCGAGCACCGACGAAATATTCGTCGATATCACGTTCCCGAACGGCCTGCAGCGGATCAGCGCCTCCAACGCGAAGCACGCGATGGGCGTTCAGTTCCAGATGCAATACCGCAAGGTCGGTAACACGACGTGGCTGGCAGCGCCGGTAGAAAAATCCAGCGGTGCGGTGGTCATCGACGGCGGCGGCTTGTTCACGATCCGCGGGCAGCTTAAATCTGCTGTGCGATCGGATCTGCGTGTGGTGTTCCCTACACGCGACCAGTACGACGTGCGCCTCAAGCGTGTGACGGTCGACGATCAGTCTGATATTGGTGATGGCGCGACTTACATAACGACCGAGGATTCCTGGTGGACCTCGATCCGATCATTCACCAACGAAGATCCGATCAACCGCACCGGTGTTTCCATCATCGCGTTGCGGGCCAAGGCATCCGACGAGCTCAACGGTGTTATTCAGACGCTAAACCTTACGGTCGAGCGTCGGTTGCCGGTGTGGAACGGATCCACCTGGTCAACGCAGAAAACCCGAAATCCTGCATGGGCATTCGTCGACGTCGCCACTGGATCTGCAAACGCGCGCGCAATAAGCACTGATCGCGTCGATCTCGACACCATGCTTGAGTGGGCGAACTACTGCGATGCGGAGGGGCTGACGTTTGACGCGGCGATCGAGGATGCCGTCCCAGTTCGTGATCTACTGCAGGAAATAGCCGCCACCGGTAACGCGATACTGACCTACTCGAACCACAAATATAGCGTGGTGGTCGATAAGCCCAGGACCACAATCGCGCAGCATTTCTCGCCGCGTAACTCGTGGGGTTTTACCGGTGTTCGGTACTTTGGCGACTTCCCGCACGCGCTCAAGGTCCGTTTCCCGAATGAAGCCACGTTGCACCAGTTCGACGAGATCATTGTCTACGATGATGGGTACACAGAAGCCAACGCCACCAAGTTCGAGGTTGTTGATCTGCCATTCACCACGAAGGCGACCACAGCGTGGAAGGTCGGCCGTTGGAAGATCGCAGCAGCCAAGCTGCGCGCGGAATTATTCTCGATCGAGACCGACGTCGAGCACGTCCGCTGTGAAGTGGGCGACCTGGTCCGCTTTACCCATGATGTGCCGCTGATCGGGCTTGGGTCAGCACGCGTTACCGCGGTAAACACAAGCGGCAGCGACACAGTCAGTGTTTCGGTCGACGCGCCCATGCCGATGGAGTCCGGGAAAAGCTATTCGGCACGCTTTCGGTTGTCGTCTGGTGCATCGTTGCTGCTGCCCATAACCACGGTGGACGGCGAACAATCCACACTTACTTTTGAAACGCCAATCGCGTCGAGTGAAGCAGCGCCGGCTGTTGGTGATCTGCTGGCGGCGTTCGGCGAGTCCGGCAGCGAGTCAATCGAATGCCTGATCCGGTCGATAGAGCCCCGCCCGGACTTGTCGGCCGCCATCACGATGATCCCTTACGCCCCAGGTGTCTATACGGCGGCGGACGGCGAGATCCCGCCACACGACCCGGTGATCACGTTACCGCCAGAGCTCAGCCGCGTTACACCAGCTAAGCCGTCGCTATTGTCGGTGGTGAGCGACGAGGGGGCGGGCTACGTAAGCAACAACGGGGCGGTTTTCCCGCAAATAGAGCTGGCGTTTTCAGTCAACCCGAACGCCGGCGCCGTGCCGGTAACCGCGCTGCAGGTGCAGTGGCGCTTGGTAGCCCAGTTTGTCGACGGCACCTTGCTAACCGACTTGCCGTTCGAGCAAGTGACACTCGAACCCGGTGCGCAGAGCTACACGATCACGCCGGTGGAAACCGGCCAGATTTACGATATTCGCCTGCGCGCAGTCGGCCCGGCCGGCGCAACCTCGAGCTGGGTTACCCACACCGAAACCGTGATCGGCTTGGTGGAGCCGCCGCCAGACATTGACCACATATTCCGGCAGGGTGATTTTATCTCGTGGTCGTACCCGGATCCGTCGTCGGACTTCGCCGGGTTTCGAGTCCGGGCGAACTACGGGTCGAACACGAACTGGCAGCAGGCCCGCGATCTGCATTCTGGGAATCTCTCGGAATCACGATTCGATATCAGTTCACTGGATGGCACCCAGACGATCCTGGTTGTCGCGGTGGACGTAGCCGGCAACGTTTCAGAAAACCCGGCGATCGTGACCATTAACCTGGGCGACCCGCTGACAAGTAACCTGATCTTGACGCAGAGCGAGGATCCATCGTTCGCTGGCACCATCACCAACGCGTCGGTGATCTCGAACGAATTGAACGCCGACGTTGACGGCGACCCGATGTTCTGGGGCGAGAATTCCAGCCTGTTCTGGGGCTCGGACGGCGACACGTTCTGGCCGACAGTGACCTATAAGGCAGCAACGTACACCGCAACATATGACCCGGTCGCCAACCACATCGGAGCCACCATTAAATTGGCGCTCACCGTTGCGGGTGACTTTTCCGTTGATTACCGCGAGGTCGATTCTCCGACGTTCTGGGGCTCAGACGGATCAACCTTTTGGGGCTCAGATGGCGATCTGTTTTGGGCGGCGTCAACCGTCAGCGAGTGGAACACCTGGCCGGGCTTGCTTGGCCCGCTTAACAGCGACGACACAACGTTCGAGTTCAGGATCACCACTGCCGCCAGTAACGTGCGCGGGGTGATTTCTAACTTCGATGTTCTGGTTGATGTGCCGGACATTATCGAAGCGATCGAGGACTTTGCCGTCGCGGATACCGACACTGTTCGCCTGCCCATCACCAAAACGTACCGCGTGATCAAGTCGGTCAACTACACCGTTCAGAACGCAGGCGGCCCGCGAGTCGTCGACCAGTTGGACAAAAACGCCACAAGCGGACCATCAATTGAAGTATTAAACGCCACAACCGGCGCGCGGGTGGCTGAGACCATCGACGCCACCGTGATCGGGTACTGACGTGGATCGGTATTTGTCTCACCACCGACCAGTTATCGATCGCGATTCTGGATTTGTGCACCGGTGGATTGTGCGCGTAACGCTTGAGACGCGAGGCGAAACTGCTTTCGAAGATTGTGAATTCGCTCCAGCTGCGGGCGATGACCAACGCCGCCCTGCGGCCTGGTCTCGATCGGAGGTTGATGCGCTCGTCGCGTCGCAGATCGATACGAACCCGCAATATTTCGATTTAACCCAAAAATTACAAACACGTTTGCGCTTTTGGTGCGACGACGAATTCCAGTTTACGGAGTAAGCAATGCCAGACTTACCAGCCTCTAACTACATGCAAAACGCCGTCCGGACGGTTGCGGAAATGAAGGTCGCGGTCGAGGCGGAGCGGGACGTCGTCTCGATTCTGCCTGGTGGATGGCCGCGTGTAGAGCTAACGATATCGGGCGGCACAGTAACGCCCGCTACACGCGATCACGGCGGCAACTTCACGATCGATACGGAATCAGGCGCCGCAGCGGATGATTTGGACACCGTGTCGTTAACCAATATCCCAGACGGCGCGCTTATATGGCTGCACGCTGAAAACGCGTCGCGAGTAGTCACACTCAAGCACGCAGACGGCAGCACCGGCGAAATGCTCATGCGCGACGGCGCCGACTTTGTGTTGGACGCCCTGGATAAGTGGGTGTGCTTCCAGCGCCGCGGCACTACGTCTTTGGTGGAGGTCGATCGCAGTTATGGCGACGAGGATGTATCAAGCGAGTGGCACCGGTCTGGACTTACACCGACGCGGGTGTCTGATACCCAGTTCACGGTGCCAGGCGATCAAACCGCAATATTGCACGCCGGGCGCCGGATCCGCACGACGGACACAGCTGGCACCGACTACGCCACTATCACCAGCAGTTCGTACTCTGATCCGAACACGACGGTTAACGTTGTCGTTGATAACAGCGGTGCGCTCGACAGCGGGCTTGCGACCCTAAGTTACGGCCAGCTGTCGCAGGACACGCCGTCATTTACGCCCGCTAAGTTGGGCGGGCTGGTGGCGCTTGATACGCTATCGTCCTATACGCTGCCAGTTCCGGCCTGGGCCACTGAGGTAGTGATCAGTCTCGACGAAGCGTCATCAACCGGCACGGCGATTTCGTTTTTCAGAATGGTTGACGCTGGCGGCCCGGAATCAACAGGCTACAAGGGTGCGGGGCAGGGGCTTGGGGTGTCGACTAATTCGTATGCTTTGGGCTCAGCTATATTTATTGCCAACACCGAGCTGGCAACTGACGAATTCAGCGGGCAGGTGCGCTTCGTTTTGATGGACCGAGCAACAAACCTATGGAGTTATTCCGGGGTAATTGCGGACGAACCTAATGACAACGTCAACTTGTTTGCTGGGTCTAAGGCGCTGTCCGGGCCGTTGACCGGCATCCAGTTCCACCCAGGTGGGTCCGAAACATTCGACGGTGGATCGTTGGGGTCGTTGATTAGTTAAACGCCGCGGGCTTTGTGTCTTTCCTCAGATAGAGAGGGTGGCGAGGGTGTCCGGCCTTTGTTGTCCCAAGGCACTCGAGGCGAGGTTGCATTAACTTCGCCACCCGGCGCCCCATCCCCATATGGCTACCATGTACGCCCCACGCGGCAACAACCCTGCTTGACCGCTCACAGCCCTCTAAAATTTTAAAAATATTCTCCGGCCCAATCGGGTCAGCGGCTGCCTTCATTACTTTTGGGTCAGTCGCTCTAAAGGCGAATAGGTTTAGCATTATTAGGCCGCCATGCCCCCACTGGCGCGCAAAATCAATACACCGCCTAATCGTTGGATCATCCTCAGTCTCGTCTGCGGTGCTTGGATTTAGTCCGATGAAGGCGCAAATATCCGCGTTCGTTTCGTCCCAAGTTCTGGTTAGCTGGTAGCGATAAGCTCGATCCTCGCTGAACACGGCCGACTTTAATAATGTACTCATATGACAATCTCCGGTCAGGTTGCAGCACTTCCAAAAAATCCACTTTCCTATACAATGCGCGCACTTAGTCGGGTCAGCGGATAATCTTGCCAAGGTTGGGGTCGCGAGTTCGAATCTCGTTTCCCGCTCCATTCGTCAATAAAATCAAGCGTTTAAAAATACCCTATTCGGGGTGGGCCAAATATGGGCCATAAACTCAATGGCCCAATGGCCCAGCTACGCCCGCATGACGATATCAATGGCAGCCAGGCCGATCGAAAGCGCACCTAATGCGCCGGCCCCGTGGATGGCGAAATAACGGAATGCGACGCTGTCAACGACGTTTACCCCCGCAACTGCCATTACTATCAAAAGCCCAGCGCAATATAGCTGGTATCCGCTCAGGAACCAGAATATAAACTCGTAACTCACCGCGCCACCTCCGAGCTGGCCCCGATAACCCTTAAAGCCCCAGCTTCTCGCTGCGTTTCGACGTACATAAAACCAGGCTGCACACCTTGGCCAACCAGCCAGGGCAAGACTCGATCTTCATAACATGATGCACAGATATGGAACCATGTCTTAAACCCGACTTCAGGGTCCGGTCGGTGCGTGAACTCAGCCGTAACGCCAACACTGCCTTGCGTGTTGCAGAAGTCACACGCCAAAGTGATCGATCCATCGGCTGATAGTATTTTCACCGCAAACCCTCCAAAGTAAGCCCAGCCGTCACCTGCTGGTATCGATCATCAGTCACCACGCCACCCTGCAGATAGATATCCGTCGTTTTCTCGTCAGCGTGGCCACGCAGCGCCCGAATGTAATCCCGAGATTGCCCGGCCTTCCGATATAACCGCATGCCCAGCGACAGGATCTCATGGAACGATGGCCGCTCGCGTGGCTGTAAGTGCGACCACTGGCCTGTAGCGTTCCTGGTGTCCCTGAATGCGTCAGTGAGGTACTTAGGCGTCACAGCGAACGCGTGTGGCTTAGCGTTGCGCCATTCGCGCCGCTCGCGCTCTGGGCGGTAGTGCACAAGGTAGGGGCAGGGGATACCGTCCGAGAACGCAAGTTTGTAGATCGCCTCCAGCTGCGCATCAACCTCGATGCTGATGAATGCCATTTCGGTGTCCGCAGCGGTCTTGTCGCGAATAACGTACAGGCGGCCATCGCGGAAATCTGATTTTTTAAGGTTCACGACTTCGTGGCGTGCCTGCAGCAACACCAGCGACAGCTGCATGGCGACCCGGAGAAAGGGCGGCGCGCTCTCGTGGTCGTGGATCGCCCAAAAGCCTTCGAGTTCTAACCGGTGGCGGACCTTCTGGTTATGCGCTAGTTTCTTCGACGTGGAGCGCTTCATCACCGCGTCCGCTTCGTTGTAGTCGCACCACTTCCGGGCGATGAAGTAAGCCCACAGGTCAACCAGACGCGCACGCCACTTGTTGTATGCGTCTGATGTGGTGGCTTTGGAGTCCAGCCAATCACCAAGGAACACGCGGTCAGTGGTAGCGATGGCCCGGTCGCCGATCTCGCGCTCAATCGCGTCCAGCTTCCATCCTTCGTTTTTACGGGTGCCAGTGTCCCAAGGCTTATGGGGCAGGACGTTCTCGCGGTAGAACACGACACCCTGGCCGACGGTTACCATGCCGGGCTTACGCTGCGCCTGAATGGCCGCATAAACCGCATTGGTGTCCTTCGCTAACCTTATTGCCGCCTCACGGTCTGAGCCAACCCAGCGCCGAATACTGTCTAATGGGCTACGGTATCTAAACCGGCCATCGCTTTCGCTCAAATTGGGCGGCAATTCAGCGTTTGCCGGTGTTCTCGGTCTCCCCATATCCATTAGGGTACACCCCCAAGTAAGCGCCTTACCTCTGGGTTTTCGATCAGTGTTTCTGCCAGTTCTGTCAGTCGGTCGTTCTGCTCAAGCACATCCATATCTACAAACCACCGGTTACCCTGCTTAACGGCAGCGGGCCATTTCTTGATCGTCCGAGCGGCTGGCGGTCTGCCGTCGAAGTTCTCCGATCTGAAACGTTCTAGGGGTTTTAGGAGCATCGTTCGTAAGACTTAAGGAATGTATCCAGGCACTTGCCAATATCACCACATGTGACCCACCAGGCTGTATGCCGGACGTACCCGCGGTTAATGTGGTGCGGCATCGATTTAAAATAAGTGATCACAGCAACGCGGTCCGGCCTTGCTTTCTGCCGCCACCTCGTACCGACTTTGGGCAAATGGGCTTTCACTCGCCCGCCTCCCGTAGCGCATCGGATTTCCAGCAGTCGCAATATTCTTCCGAGCTGGCGGACAATATTTCGAAGGTAAATTCATCGTATGCAAGTACAATCGCGCACCCGACAGCATGAGGCACTTTCTCAACCACCCCCACCAACCGCTGATACTTAGCCTCTAGTGCTGCGTAGTCGGATTTCGCGCCAGCCAGTTCAATGGCCAAGTCCGCCGCAAAACTAATCGCACGCTTGTTGTCTTCGTGGTAATCCTCGTAGAGGACGTATCGCCCATGCTGGGAAGCCCGCAGACGGCCGGAGTTAAGCGGCCCATACCGCTTAACCGGCGCTGGTTTGTCATTGGTCATCGTGTTGGTCCTGTTGGGCGGCGAAATCCCCGGCTGTATTGTTTGCACTCGGTTATCGTTCGACGGCATTTGCAGCAGGTCACTATCTCGCCGGGTGACACAAATACGGGCGGCTCAACCTCTTTGTCCACGACGTTTATGTCGAATGCATCACCGCAGAGCGTGTATTCGGGGTGCCCTGGGTCTTGAGCGTGCTTAATCGTCATCGTGTTGGTTCTGTTGGGCGACACGCTCAAAAGAAGTTAGGGCTTCGCCGGTTTCTGGATCGTGACTTGTGGTTATGCGGACATACGGCGTCGGGTTATCTGGACCTGGCTGCCATAGGTTCGCAGCATCAGGCGCGGGTGGTAGTCTGTAATGCGAAACGTTTTTTAATGGCTCGACCGGCGTAAACCCCCAAGCAATCTCTCGCCATTGGTCATCGCAATAAACAGCAACGGTTAACGCGCCACCATCAAACAAAACTTCGTGCACGTCATCTGTTTCTGGCGGTCCATCTTCGACCGGCACCCACCGATACTGCTCACGCAACGCGGCAAGCTCGGATCGCAAAGACTCATTCCTCAATACCAGGTTATCCGCGTCCGTAAAAACTTCATCCAAACGCCCGCCGATTCGGCAGCCAGCCGCTTTATGTGGCGAGTCTGGATCTACATCAACACCTGCATCATCAAGCCGCTGGTGAACGTAATCTTTGAATGCCTGCAACTTATCCCGCTCAGCCGTTACCGTGGCAAGCTCGGATTCGAGTGTCTCGGCGCGCCCCTTAAGCGACACGATAAATTCGGCTGTCTCCTTGCTTGAGCCACACGCAAAAATAACGTTAGCCCGCGTGCCTTCGTCCGCGCCGGACGGACGCTTATCTACAACGAAATAGGCATCGTTCATAGCGCCTACGTACCACGGCCCATCGCTAGAATGCGCCTCAAGCTCAGCTATGCGCTGCTTACAGACACTGTGCGCAGCTCCCAACATAGCCCGGTCGTTGATTATCCATGCGATTGCCTCACGTTCGGTTTCTGGCAACCCATGCCATGCGGCCTCGGGATCAGTTAATGCCGCAAGATAACCGCAACTAAGTGCTTCTTCGCTCATCCTTCGTCCCCCGGGTCGTCGCATTCCTCGCAATGACCATCAATCAATAACAGCCCGCATTCGCAATAACAGTCGTTGCTTAAGTAACCACAATCCGCACAGAAGCCTTCGTCAAGTAGCACGTAACAGTTAGGGCAAACCTCATCGTCGTTCGGTCCTTTCATCCTTCGTTCTCCGGTTCGGCTAGCTTTAAGAGGGCGGCTACTTTCTCTAGCGATTCATCGACGCACGTATCTTGATAATCGGTAAGGCCGTTTTCGTGCTTAATGTCTTTTAGATTCGCATCTATCTCCCGCGCCAGTGCGGCGATTTCGGGGGCGGGGATGGTGGGTTTTGTTTTGCCCGTCTCGTTAGGCTCGCACCGGCCGCCGCAGTTGACGTGCGTTTCTTCATAGGTCACATGGTGCCCGTCGACGTAGCAGTCACCGCAACGCAGACAATTCCATCCTTCGTCACTACTACTCATTCCGCCACCTCGTTAAGGGCTGCGCGGGCAGTGGCCAAAAGAACGTGATTAAGCGGCCGGTAGCCCATGCCCTCATTTTTGTCGGATGCGGAGACAATACCCGCCAAAGCATCCCGCAGCCGCCGTAGGTGTTGGGCGGCTTCTCGAAATTCCTGCGCCTGGTTTACCCAAGGTGAGTCCTCAGCCAGCCGCTCCAGCCACGCTATCGTTTGATCAATATCCATTGGCTTTACCCTCGCGTAATTCAAGCTGTTCTACGGGTGAATCAATAGTCATGGTGTGTCCGCAGCAGCGAGGCCAGCCGTTTCGCAATGGATCGTGCTTGAAGCGCTCAGAACGCCTACAAGTGCGGCACCAGCAAAGGCCGCGCTTTAACTGCGGCAGATTGTAAAAATCTTCAAACATTACTTCTCTCCCTCGCTAGCGATAACCGCTAGGCATAAGCGTTGTTAGGTGGTCAGCACTCATCCCGTCACCTCTTGGACGTGCAGACAATAACGACAGTTCTTAAGCACTTGACCGTTCGGAAATGGCTTGGGCGGGCCGAGACCTTTCTTGCCGCAGTTTTCGCATCGGTCCCGAGGTGGGTTTCGTTTCCCGCGATAAGTATTTGTCTTATCCATTACTTATCTCCCTCGCTAGTGATAACTGCTAGGCATATGGCGCGCCGGTTCAGTTCGTCGTTTGTTGGGTTAGTCACGAATATCGCGCCTTTAAATCTCGCGTCTTAACCCACACCGTGCGCGTGTTGCCGAGGTTGTGGCGCTCAAAGTGAAGTACCTGGGTGCCGCCGCGTGGGCTTTTCATTTCAACGCCGTCTGGTGTGTAGTAGGCAACTCGCCCGATGAACTCGATCCGATGCGTCGCGTATTCAGCCAAACCACCCCATGTTTGGTTGGTGTGTGTAGGTAGAACCATCGTGGTAGATAAGCCCTTTGGCGCCAGTTCTGCGGCCCGCGTAACCCACGGCAACGGGTCACTAAACGGGCAATTACAAAAGCCATCACGGAAGCGCAGCCAGTCCATATCGAACGAACTAACGAAGTACATGCCATAACCACCAAACCACCACGGACATAATGCGTTTTGCTCGTCGCCTGCCAGATCAATATCAAAAGGCCCAAAGCGCTCCGCGAGGAACCGGAACAACCAAGGCGGTGTGCGCCAACAGTCCCGTTCGACTTGCGGTGTTTTGCTGCGTTGTTGCTCGCTAGGCATGTGTTACCTCAATAAAAGCCCCACCCGGTCGGTAGGCAAACCTCCATCCTGGAGAGTCAGTTAAAAGAATGACCGGGCAGCGTGTTCGTGATCCGCTGGCTACGCAGCCGGGCGGACTAAGTGTTTGTTGATGTGGCGTTGTGCGGCTGCTCGCGCGCTAACCACCATCGTGTATTCGCCCGGGACCAGGTGGTCATCGACGGCTGCGACGTGCACGCCATCAGCTCGACAGGCCACGGTGATTAATGACCCTTCGTAACGTTCGGTTAACTGGTTTACATATTTCAAAATCGTTATTTTGTTCATGCTGCAATCTCCAGTCTGTTGATGTACTCCCCAACGGCCTGGAGCAAACGACCGTGCTGCCCGCGTGTAACGTCAAGGATTGAGTTATTGATGTGAAACCGGTTCAGGCCGAGCGCTACAGCGAAAAGCTTGTCGTCAAACCCGATCGAGAACATCGCATCAGGTTCGTGCATGCCGTCAGCGATAAAGCCCAGCGTAGCGGCGGTGAATTCGATCCCAACCGACACAACGAACGCGCGCCGATCAGCAGCCCCAGCGAAAAAGGCGGCGCGCAACGTGATCGCGTGGCACGCGTCAATGTCACCGAGCTGGAGAAATAGCTTGGCGGCCATCTGCTCTGTTCGGATCATTCGAACCCCTTTGGCGGTATCGAGGCGCTCGGCAATATGTTGACGTTAGCCAGGGGCCAGTCAGGCAGGGAGCCAACGATGATCCCGCTGCCATCCAAGGACGCGGTACCAGGCCCAATCGCGGGCTTGCCGTTATGGGTAATAAAGCCGTCTGGGTCTGGTGCCGTGCACCCACCTACCCAAAGCTGCGCGCGCGCGGGGCAGTCGGTCACGATCCGAAACTGATGTCGGTATGCTTTCCACCTCACCGAGAACACCAGGCCGATGTAATTGGATGGCACGCTAGGCCCGAATAAGTCGGCGCCTGTAACAGTCACAACGCGCGGCTTGCGGTAGCGCATGGGCTTGTACAGTTCCACTGGCTGCTGCATACCTAACACGGCATTCCAGCGCTCAGGCTTCGGACGCAGACCGGAGGGTTGATTCATCCACGCCGGCATTACAGGAACACCGCCTGCAGGAACGCATCGATATAACCGGACAGGCTGAACAGCATCACAAAGAAGAGCGATCCACCGTAGAGCACCCAGAACCGACCGGCTGCGGTTAAGCGGCGGCGCGAGGCAAGGTGTTTGTGGTCGCGCATATGGACGCGATGGCCGCTGGTAGGTTGCCGAAAAGCGGGGTTCAGCGCGGACACTGGATCCGTCCTCATGAGTGATAGTCGACGGTAACCAGATATCCGCCCACTATGTTGTAGTCCGAAAGCAGCTGCTTTACGGTTCGGCCCTTGATCTCACCTTCAACGAAATCTTCCCCATTCCAGGTTTTTTTCTGCAGGCAGAGTGAGTGCTCTTTGCTCACAAACGTGTAGGGCGACAAGTCAGCCTGGACGGCGTCCGCAGGAATAATGTCAAGTGGGAATGCGGCCCATTTCGTGGGCCATTTCAGCCTTTTCCCAATCCCATAGGGGTAGCTCGGCACGCCCGGATTGTCGGGGTCTATTGAAGAACACCCGTTGCAGGGTCGCTTGACCATAAGCCCATCTTCGGGCCATTCGCGCATCCCAGTCTGGCGGCAAAAATCGCATGCTTCGATATTTTTGGGGTCGGTTTCGGGGTTGTAGTCCGGCATGTGCGTGCCGGTCCACCGCCCACCAATTTGAAACCAGTCCCACCAACCTGTCAGATCTTCAGTCGTTTCGTTGTAGGCTTCTCGGTACGGCTCTAGCGCTGCGGAAACCTGCTGCTCAATGTCTTGATCCGACGGCAACCAAAGTTTGGCGTGGTAGTGCATTGTTCCAATCTCCATCCAGCGAGTAGTGGCTGATGGAGCGAGTATTTACCATAAAGGTAATGGTGTCAATACCAAAAAGGTAAATCTTTTAGGCAACAAAAAGCCCGCATTGCGCGGGCTCGGATCGGCGGTAGGTAGTTTTAGATCTCGGGTATAGTGTGATCGTAATTAGCGAAATTGCAGGATAGCCCCGATTTCGCGGATGAAACCGTGCCGCCCCGTTCGTACACTACGCAAATAATTCCATTCGAGAGCGTATGGACTGTGAACCCGTTCTTATAAACACTCTTGTGTGTTGGCACCCGTTCACGATTGTCCTTCGCGCCGAAGGCGGTCCCAGCGAAAAACATCGCAGCAAATACTGCGACAAAGAAAGCGGTTTTCCATTTGGTGGTGTCGTTTGTCATGCGTCCTCCGGTGGTATTCCTCGATAGCGGTCTTGCACGCGCTCAACTACGCGGTTGAAGCGCTCCTGATCTTTGATGCTCACATTAGCGTAATACTGTCTCAATTGCGGTATTTCTCGCGAAATGTGGTCATCAATGAGTATTTTTACATGCCGCTTGGCCCGGTCATCCAGTAAGGACCAGCCCTCGGCAATGTGGATTGCTTCGTCTGACAGCGATAAGTATTCAAGTAGTTGAGCAACCGATTCGTCATACCGTTGTTTCTTCGTCATCCGTGAGCTCCTCGTTCGTTGTTAGAGCGTTTTTGTTGTGGAAGGTCGGCGCCTGATCCATCAGTTCCGGGGCGACTCTTTCAGCCGGTCCACGCAACATGCTAACGAAGTTCTCCTGGTTTACTCGATCCAGTCTGTCAAAGACTGTGGCGACCCATTCCGCAGAGGCACTTAAAGCTGGGGAATGGACGTTATCCAGCCAGCCGCGCGGCTTGCCGAATTTATTCTCAATGTGGCGCGCCATCGCATCGCCGATCCCCTTAATTGGGCTAGGCCCAACAAGGTGATTGACTTGAGCATCGGACCGGCCGATCTCGCGGGCGAAGTCTGCGAGCGATTTATTGCACTCTGCCTCGATCAAAGCACGTGCATTTAGTCGCCTAATTTCTGTAGAAGTCATGGGGATCAATCTACCCATCGCTACCATTACGGTATATGTGCGAAAAGGTAATATTTTTTCTTGCATGATTTACCTTTATGGTATAGGTTTCGATCATGGACCTACGAACCTATTTCAGATCTCTGGACCCGCGGCAACAAACAAACTTTGCCAAAAAGGCTGGCACAACGGTTAGTTACATCCGGTGCCACCTTATTTGCGACCCGCCTAACAAAATTCCGAGACCTAAGCTTTTGGCCGGCTTGGCGGCAGCGAGTGGGGGGTCGCTCACTCGCGACGACCTGATCCGTTACTTCTATGGGCAGGCCGCATGACTACCCCCGTAGGTCATTACACCAGCCAGCTGCGACGCCCGTATCAGGGTGCTGGCTTGGTGGTTTTTTATTTGGCCACAGGAGCGTTTACCAACGCTTACCAATCATTGGGGGTAGTTGGTAATGCAGGGTGAACTGTTCTACGACGACGAGCACGCAGCGTTGCGAGCGACGCTGGAAATGCTGGGCGTGAAGCGGGTAGCGGGCAGCCTGTGGCCCTCCAAACCCTTAAAGGATGCCCAGCGCTTACTGCTTCACTGCGTCGATCCTGAACGTCAAGAAAAGCTCGCGCTTGATGAATTGTTTTTTATCTGCCGGATGGCCCGGGAGAAGGGCATTCACATCATGGCTGAATACTTCGGCCAGTCGCTCGACTACGACATCAAGCCGATCACCAAAGAACAGAAGCAGGCAACGCTCTGTGAGAAATGGCAAAGCATGCGCGGCGAAGTGCTGGCCCTGGCCGAGCAGATGTCGAGGTTGCCCGAATGACCTTATTCCGGCTCAGGTTTCCGGGCTTCGACCATGGCGGGCAGGGTGAACGCGTAGAGCAGAAAGGTTTCCGTGAAGGAGATCAAGGCTTTAGCTTTGTTCTCATCAAACGCGTCGTCGTCGTGGTTCGCCTCATTTCCATCAAGGCGAATTGCGTCGGCCCATTCTCGCATCGCCGGCGTAATGTCGTGGTCGCTTGCCAGAATATCTATCCGCTTCCACAAGGTTTCATCGGCGAATTTCTTGTCGCCCTCGCGCAGTTTGCGGGTGGCGAGTTCCAGCGTCCTGCGTGCACCCATCCCTGCCGAGTCCCAGTTGCTTCGTCTAGCGTTGTCTTGAGCCTCGATAAAAATCCTAGCGACGTTATCAGGGCAGTTGCTCGGAGCGTCGAGCGCTTTTATTTGCGGATATTCGCTGACGATCCGAGTGTCACTATCTTTATCGAGCGGCATGTCAATTTGGCTCGGGCGATGAGTGGAATTAGCGACGCTTACGGTCACCGCATAAGCCCCAGAGCAATGGTGGCAGCGGAATATGGCTTCGTAGATAGGTCTACCGTAATTATCGGTGACGGGGTGAGCCCACTCCGTAGCGAATCCAAATATTTGACGTTCACCCCCGCAATGCGGGCAGGTGCGTTGGAGGGTTGGCATGGCTAATCCCTTATTGATGCAGGGCCAAAGAATAGATGAGATTTTGGCAGCGCGCGACAGCTATACGGCGAATCGCCTGGTAACTCAGTACCACACGTCGAACGACAAAGAAGCCTTTATCGCCGCTCTGATAGGTCGCCTATTGCTGGAAATCAGCCGCAGGGAGAGCACTGCGCCGGGGGGTGTCAGCTGATGTTCTGGCCTTCCTTTTTTACCGGTGTTGTTTGCACGATGCTGCTCTGCATAGGCGCCGTTGTGATCGGCGTGGCCTGCCTCGTCACCGCGGCGATCTGCGGCTTCGCGTGGATGAAAGACGACGACATATGGTAGCCACCGAATTAACTATGGCGCGGACCGAGGCACGGACGGTGTTGCTCCCCGACACCGTTGCCAGTTCGAGACCTCCCGCATTCGTGTCGCTGCATCAATCCGCAGCCCGCGCCACCTTTTTAGATCAGGAACGCCGGTGTGCCTAAGCGCACCTGGTACGCCAAGCACCCTGCGGACTATGCCCGAGATACCCGCTCACTCACGCTCGAGGAACACGGCGCATACAACCTGATCATGGACCTGTACTGGGACAACGGCGGACCGTTCAACGCAGAAAACTTTGAAAGATTTCTGCAGAAAAACCTCGGGATTTCGCTGCAAAAAACGCGGAAATTATGGAAAAAACTTTCAGTTTTTTTCGTGGAGGCGGAGGGCTTAATCCACCTCAAAAGGATGGACGAAGAACTCGAAAAAGCTGCGGCGATTCAAAAAGATAAGAAAAAAGCGAGCGCGTTGGGTAACGCGAAACGGTGGGGCAAAACCTCATCCCACATGGGATCCCAAAAGGGACAAAGCAGCGACTCCCATATGGGATCGCATGACCACATACCACCTAAAGATACTGCTAAAGCAGCATCTTTGGCTGCAAGCGAATTATGGGAACAAACCCTGCTGGTGATCTGCGTTGCGAACCGAATGTCGAAGATGCACGCCCAGCAATTCCTGGCCGGCCTGGCAAAGCGCCACGGCGATGACATCGTTGGGGCGAAGTGCAAGGCACTGCTCGACGGCCCGACCAAAATAAATCCGAAAAGCTGGCTGAAAGCCGCATGCGAGGGGGCAGACGATGAAAAGCGTTCAGGAAGCAGTGGCGGACGCACAGAGGCAGATCGAGTCGAGGCCGCGAACCCAGTGCAGTCCAACCTTGAAGCCGGAGATCAGTTCTGATGGCGGCACCGAGGCCACTCGAATTCCGCGTGCATGGAAACGCCTGGCGAAAATGTTCGGCTATTCGTTTACGCGCCAGTTCGGGGTTGCTGACGACGGCACTTGGGCGCGCGGACTTCGCGGCTACAGCGAGCAAGAGATCGCCAGAGGTCTTGAGGCGTGCCTCCGTTGGCATAGGGATTTCCCGCCAAACCTGTCGCAGTTTAAGCAGCTATGCCGACCGGTTGAAACACGCCCGTTTGCGAGCATGTACGTGATCCCGCTGGTACCGCCAGAACGTCACTTGACGCAGAAAAGCACTGACGAGCAAAAGCTGCGGTGCAGTGAGTTGATCGCGGCGTGCAAGTCAAAACTTGGGGCGGCATCCAAATGCTAAAGCGGATCAAGGCCTGGCTGTTAAGCGTGCCCACCAAGCGCGCCCCGGACTTCGTTGTCGGTGATCCGAATGATCCGTATCTCGAACGCTGGTGGCTGATACCACGCAATCCGCTATTCAACCTTTACCTGCACCGGATCAGCAAAGACGACGACGACCGCGCATTGCACGACCACCCCTGGCCATCCATGACGCTGATGCTGCAGGGCCACTACAACGAAATATCGTTCCGATACCCGGAGCAGTGGCCGGAAGTCTGCTCGTTAGAAAACCGGATCAGAAGCCCGGGCGACCTGATATTCCGCAGGGCAAAAACGGCACATCGGCTGGAAGTGCTGGACATCAGCAGCCGCCCGCATACGCCAGTAATTACTTTATTCATCACCGGCCCGGTGGTGCGCAAGTGGGGCTTTTACTGCCCACAAGGTTGGCGCTATTACCGGGACTTCGTAGCGAAAGACAACCCAGGCGAGATTGGTAGGGGTTGCGCATGAAGTGCCGGTCTATGACCTATCACAACCCAGCGAACGACTCCGGTTGTGGCGCGACCAACCCACCCAAACCCAACGCGATCTGGTTTGGTATCTCGTGGGGCGGCGGTATGGCGACGACGGCCAGGCCGAGCTGCGTGCGGCGATTGATCATTTAAGGGGCGATATATGTCAAAAGTAGTATCTCAAGCAAAAATAATTCCATTCAAAAACCCGACAGAAATAGTCGGCGGCGACGTTGTCGTCGAGCAAATGAAAATAACGCCGCAAGATGCAAGCGGATGGTTGAAGCACAACCGCCACAATCGCCCGGTTTCCAAGTCACACGTAAATTTTCTAGCCAAGCAGATCGCCGCTGGCGATTGGGTGTTCAACGGGCAGCCGATCATTATCGCCAACGACGATGACGTGCTCGACGGGCAGCACAGGCTCATGGCCTGTATTGAGGCGGGGATCGCGATTGAGGCTTTGGTGATTTATGGCGTCGCAGCGGAGGCGTTCAAGACAATTGATACAGGCAAGCCGCGAACCGGGTCCGATGTCATTGCGTTGAATTACCCAAAAATAACGGCCGGTCTAGCCAAGGACGCGGCTACCGCTTGCAGATATTGCATTTTACTCGAGTCCAAAACCTTCATGCCTAACACGCGGGTGTCGAACACCGAGATTTTAAATTACTCCCTGGCGAACCCTGGGGTTTTTAAGTTCTGCGAAACGTTGGCGGCGTGGTGTAAAGATGCCAGGCCGCTTTCGGTGGCATGCACGGCGGCGATTTGGTTTCAGATCGACAAAAAACACAGTCGTGCGGCAGAGGTTTTTATGCGTCGGTTTTACACCGGCGAAGATTTAAAAACCACCGACATCGAATACATGCTCAGGCAAGCGTTTTTTCGCGACATGCAGCGCCAGGTGAGGTGGCCTATACACGTTAAGGCCCGAATGGTCATCAAAGGCTGGGCAGCGCTGGTTAAAAAGAAGCGCATCACTAAAACATCAATCGCGATTCGTCCGTCGGATGGCTGGATTGAGGTAATTTGATGCCGCGTGATTGCGAACCAGGTTGGGAAAAGCCCTGCACCGACTGTGGGCAGCCCATCAACATCAAAGACCGCCACAAGCGCTGCCAGAAATGCCGGCGCATGGGCGGGTACATCAAGTGGCCACCATCAGAGCGTGGCGAGGGCGTCAGGGCTTGAGCCAGCTACAGCTATTCGATACCCCACCAACACCGGAAGCGGTTCGGGCTCACTTCGATCCGGTACGCGCAAAGAAAAAGCGCGAAGAGGGGCTGCACTTGGTTGAAACCAACAACAAAGAATTTGTTGAACTCATGCGCGGCCAGGCCCGCCGCTTTTGCGCGGTGAATGGCGAAGTTCACATCGACGACCTGCGCCGATTCGCATTGTCCCGTGGCATCAGGCCCGAGAGCAGCAACGCATGGGGCGCAGTATTTCGCGGCAAATGCTGGGCAAAAATAGGCCGCAGGAAATCAACGCTTGTAACCAACAAAGGCCACGAGTCGCCGGTATGGGCGTTTCGGGAAGGTGGCGGATAGTGTGGCGGCACCCTCGGAACAACATGGCCGGAAGGCATGCCGGCGCCATGCAGCGCAAATCAGTCTACTACTGCATGAATTGCAATTATGCGGTGCCGCGCGGCGACCATGTGGTGTGCGGCAATAAGCCTCACTATTTCCCCAGCACCGGCGAATACAAGCGATTTTTGCAACTCAAACGAATGGAGCTCGCGGCGGTGATTTCAAACCTAGCGCTGCAAACGCGATACCGCATACACATTAACGGCAAATTGTTTTGCACCTACGTGCCGGACTTCGAATACGACATAACCGACACAGGGGAGCACGTCATCGAGGACTACAAGGGCAGCCGCAAACATAGCGACACCTCGAGTAAACTGCGCCGCAAGGCGGCTGAGCTATATCACGGGATCAATGTGACCTTGGTGGGCGGCAAATGAAGCGCAACATCCACCGAGATCGAAAGCTGCTCGACCTGATGCACACGCTGCCATGCTTCCTGCGCGGTATTGGGTGCGAGGGTATGCCGGCTGTGCCATGCCACAGCAACCAGCTGATCCACGGCAAAGGCTTATCGATGAAGGCGCACGATTGTTTCGTCGCTGCAGGGTGTAACACCTGCCACCACGAGATCGACAACGGTAAGAATTTAGACAAGGCCGCCGCACACACGTTGTGGCGCAACGGCATCGATCTAACGTTTATGTGGGTATACGGCAGCGGCGAGGTGGTGCTGCCGGTTTTAGATGTTGAGGAATGGTCAGCACTCAATGCGCCGCGCGTGTACCCATTCAGTTCAGAAACCACGGTCGCTTATCCGCACACGGTAACGGATGAAGTTTGGCTGCAACTTTGGAAGGAGGGCAGGGCGCACGTCGCCTGATTATGGATATTTTTGTCGCTAATTACCCGTTTGGGTCTACGGTCCACGAAGTTACAGAAGCGTTCGAGAAGTACGGCACGGTCGAGCGTTGCCGCCTGGTGACGGACAAGACGACCGGCCGCGACAAGGGCTTCGGCTTCGTCACCATGCCGAACGACGATCAAGCCCGCTTAGCCATCCAGGCGCTAAACGGCACTGAGTTTAGGGGCCGGCAGGGGTTGCGGGTAAATCAGGCTCGGTCGCGAGGCAATGACTACAAGCGAGGGCAGTAAATGTCGACAGCAGCGGAATCCTTAGCACTGGCCACGGCTGGCACTTGCGGACTTGATGATGCGGGCGGTGGTGGCGTTCCTCGTTTCACCCGCGCAGAAATAGGCCACGCGCTGGCGGGGCTAAAGCGTGGCAATGACGACTACGAAGCGCTGCCAGACGGTGCGGTGCGGGTGTTATTGCTCAGGTATGCGGATGGCGGCGAGAGAGATCGCGCCAAGCTGCTGGACGATCTGGTGCACGATGCGTGTATGGGCAAGGATTGGGAAGCCCAGGTCGCCCACTTCACGGTAAGCCGCCAAGCGATGCTGGAATTTTTGAGCACCAGCGCATGCGGCGTGTGTGAGGGGCGCGGCACTTGCCTGGTTGATGCCCGGGTCGAGTCCTGCGACACCTGCGACGGCACGGGCCACAAGCAGCTGTCCGCCGCTGCGCGGGCGCGATCGTGTGGGTTGCCTTATGAGACCTATCGACGCGGGCCAGCAGAGCGCTACTACCTTGGCCGGCTCAAGACGCTATATCGGTGGGAGGAAATTGGCGTGCGGCGTGTGGCCGGCAAGATATCAAGCCGTGATTCATTTGCGTTGACGACGCACTTGCGCCGCGTGCTAACCAAATGCAAGCAGGGCAGTTTGTCGCCGGTATTGAAAGACACCGTCGACGCCGCAAAGCAGCTCCCAATTGTTGGCGAATACATCGACAGCATCCCCGGCGAGCGCGGCCTGCATATTCTTGCGCCAAAAACCACTCAGGCCGAACTCAACACGATGATCGAGAAGCTGCTTGACACGTACCCCGAAGCTTGACAGGATGCACCCCACACTAGGGCATCCTCGCCCGAGAGATACCACAACCCGGCGCCCGCTGGGTTTTTTTATGCCTTGAGGACTCCAAAATGTACAAATTAACCCTGCACTTGTTAGTGCTGGTGGTGCTGTTTGTTGTCGGCCAACCCGCTTTTGCGTTTGATGCGTTTGAACAGTCTGCCGAACAGATTGATCTGCGCGCTGACAGCATCGCGGCCACTGTGCCTGCAACCAACGACACCGCAGCAACACCCAGCACCCCACACCCCAATAAGATCCGAAGCACACAGCCGACAGCAGGCCAACGACCACAGGTCGAGTGGGTCTGCCGAGTAGTCGCTATAGATACCGACGGTCTGCCGATACGCGCGCCGCCTAGCTGCCATTATCAGCAGGCATCGCAAAGC